GAAGTGGAGAGCAAGGACACGATCAAGGCGCGCCTCGGCCGCTCGACGGACGCCGGGGACGCGGTGGTGATGGCGTTCGCGGATGGGCTCCTCGGCGGGTCGACGGCGGGGCTGTCGCCGTGGACGGAGGACGCGGGGTGGTCGGGGTGAAGCGCCGCGCGGGCCGTGTGCGCCTCTGGCTGGTCTGCCGTCCTGACGGGAGCCTGGTGAACGTGCCCGCGGCGACGCGTGAGCAGGCGCAGGCTCTCGCTCAGACGCGCTACCGCTCCCCCGCCCCAGCGCCTCGCGCGCCCCGCGTGCCGGTCGACGCTTCCGAGGAGGACGACGATGAATCCTGAGTCGGTCGCGTATACTCGCGGTGACGCCGCACGAGTCCGAGACCTCGCGCCGCGGGTCGGGTCCGGCGATCCGCGTGGACAGGAGCCACGCTGATGCCTGCTGCCGTGCCGGACCTCGCCACCCCCGAGCTCGGGCTCCCCGGCCTCCGCCAGTGGGGCGGGTACGTCTTCGAGGAGTTCCGCCCGGAGCTCCAAGGGCTCCGCGGCGCGCGCGTCTTCCGCGAGATGCGCGACAACGACGCCATCGTCGGCGCGATGCTCTACGCGTTCGAGCAGTTGATGGGGCAGGTCTCCTGGCGGGTGGAGCCGGCGAGCCAGGACGTGGCGGACAAAGCGACGGCGGCCTTCGTCCAGGAGTGCCTCGACGACATGGCTACGCCCTGGCGGGAAACCGTGGGCGAGATCCTGTCGATGCTCTGGGCGGGCTGGGCCTTCCACGAGGTCACGTTCAAGCGTCGCGAGGGGGACGTCGTCGACCCGACCCGCGCCTCGCGCTTCAGCGATCGCGCGATCGGCTGGCGCGACTGGAGCCCGCGGTCGCAGGAGACGCTCGAGCGGTGGCTGATCGACGAGGAGACGGGCGTGACCCAGGGGCTGGAACAGCGCCCGCCGCCGCGCTACGACCTGCGGCCGATTCCGCTGGAGCGGGGACTCCTCTTCCGCACGAAGGTGGACCGGCGCTCCCCCGAAGGCCGGAGCATCCTCCGCAACGCCTGGCGGTCGTATCTCTTCGTGAAGCGCCTCCAGGACATCCTCGGCATCGGCGTCGAGCGGGACCTGGCCGGCTTGCCGGTGCTTACGCCGCCGGAAGGCGTCGACATCTGGAACCGGAAGGACGCGGGCGCCGTGGCGAAGTTGGCCGAGGCCGAGAAGATCGTCCGCAACATCCGACTCGACCAGCACATGGGGATCGTGAAGCCCTTCGGGTGGAACCTGGAGCTGCTCTCTACGCAAGGGCGCAAGCAGTACAACATCACGGAAGTCATCCAGTACTTCGATCAGCGGATGGCGATGAGCGTGCTCGCGGACTTCATCCTCATCGGGCACGAGGCGCAGTCGCGGTCGAGCATGGCGCTGTCGAAGACGATGCTCTTCACGATGGCGGCGGGGAGCTACCTCGACCGGGTGTGCGATGTCGTGAACCGCCACGCGATCCCGCGGCTCCTCGCGCTGAACGGCAAGCCGACCGAGCGGGTGCCGGAGCTCAAGCGTGGGGACCTCGACGTGCCGGACCTGAGCGAGATGGGCCAGTACATCACCGCGCTCGCGGGAGCGGGCATGCCGCTCTTCCCGGATGCGGCGCTCGAGCGGGAGCTGCGGCAGATCGCCCGGCTGCCCGAGCCGCCCGAGCCCGTCGAGGGGGGCCCGCCGGGGCCCGGGCACGCCACGGACCCGGCCTCGGTGCAGGTGGCGCTGCAGGAGCTGGCGGCGGAGATGGCCGCGATGCGCGGCCAGGGGTCGATGGTCGACTACCTGCAGGGCGAGATCAAGCGGTTGACGGATGGGAAGGGCGATCTCCCGGCGGCGGTGACGACCAGAGCGCCGGCCGCGGCGGCGCACCCGTGAGCGGCCAGATTGCCAGCACGTCCTACTGCTGGTGCGGGCATCAGGCCGAGGTCCACGAGGGGGCGCGCTGTCGGGCGTGTCCCTCCGCCACGGGGCCCTCGACCTGCTCAGGGTTTGTGGCGGCCAATCGCCACGCGCGACGAGGCGAACGGGTGCAGGCGCGCCAGAAGCGGCGCCGCCCCTGATGGGTGGCGGTGACCTTCCGCATGCGCACGACGGCGCGCCCGTGAACGCATGAGCGCGCTCCCGGCCCTCGCGGTCCACACCGCCGACCCCTATGGCCACAGCGACGCCGCGCTGCCCCACGTCGCCCGCGCGGTGGGGGCTGCCCTCGACGCACTGTCACGCGGGACCTCCCTCGCCCGGCTGATCCACGCGGTGCAGGCCGGGGACCAGCTCGGCGCCGAGCTGGCGATCCCCTGGGCGACGCTGGGCCCGGCGCTCCGGGCGATGGTCGCGCGGGACCTGGTGCCCGTCTACCGGCAAGGCGCGGTGGCGGCCACGCGGACCCCGCGGCGGGTACGCAAGGCGGGCCAGCCGGCGGGCCTGACGCTGACCTTCGACCTGACGAACCCGCGGGCGGTGGAGTGGGCACAGCGGTACAGCTACGACCTGATCCGGGAGATCAGCGAGGAGACGCGCGCGGCGGTGCGGACGATTACTTCGAGGGCCTTCACCGAGGGACTCGCGCCTCGGCAAGCGGCGCGGCTGATCCGGGAGGTCGTCGGGCTGACCACGCGGCAGGCGCTCAGCGTGGACGGCTACCGTCGCGGGCTGGAAGCCCAAGGGGTGAGCCCCGAGCGGGTGGAGACGTTGACGGCGCGGCAGGCAACGGCGGCGAGGAATCAAAGAGCCGTCACCATCGCCCGCACGGAGACAATCCGCGCCAGCAGCGAAGGCCAAGACGAGGTCTGGCGCCAAGCCGTCGACGCGGGGGACTTGCAACCCGAGGCGACGTGGCAGGTGTGGAGTACGTCGAAGGACTCGCGGACCTGTCCGATCTGCGGCCCGATGCAGGGGCAGAAGCGCCGACTAGGGGAACCGTTCGAGACGGGAGACGGACGACGGGTCCAGGCGCCACCGGTTCACGTTCAGTGCCGCTGCGGCAAGGTGCTCGAAGTCGACGCCCCGCCGCCGAGCCGGCCTCGGGCCGTGCCCACGCCGCGCCCACCGAGCGCGCTGACGCCGAGCCCGCCGCCGGTCGCGTTGTCGCCCGAGGACCAGGCCGCCGAGCCCCCCGACTGGCTGACGCCGATCCGCACGCTGATCGACGGCGGCCTGCCCACGGAGGCGGACGTGGGCCGGCTCGGGACGCGGGTCGCTGACGAGATTCAGGCGCGGCTCGGCGAGGCGTGGAACCCCGCCAGTGGCTTGGCCTACTATGGTTCGGTGCAGGCCCGGGCGTACGCCGATGCGCTCCGTACCGTGTTGGGGGAGATCCGGCCGCTGGGTGGGGTGCCGCTGGACCTCCTGCCGACGACGTCGGTGACCACGGCCCTGGAGGCGCATCTCGGCGGGACGCTGCGACGGGTGAGCGATCAGCTGCCGCGAGACTGGCTGATCGCGTCCAATGCGCGCGGGTCGATCGAGGTGGGGGTCAGTCCCATTCCCGGCGGGGCCTATTACTCCGATCGTGGGGGCCAGGGAGGGCGGAGTCGGATCGTGCTGTACGCCGCCCAGGACGAGGCGAGCGTGGCACTGCATGAACTGGGGCACCGCGTGGAGTACAGCGTCCCGGGCGTGCTGGCCTATGAGGCGGACTTCTACGCGCGCCGCACGGCGGGGGAGACGTTGACGCGGCTGCCAGATCGCCGAGTCGGCGAGGTCTTTCGCCCGGATCGTTTTCAGTCCGACTATATGGGCAAGTGGTACAGCGGCCAGGCGTACGAGCTCCTCTCGATGGGGCATGAGGTGCTCTTCTACGGCAAGTACGGCGGCCCGCGGGCGGACCCCGATTTCACCCGGTTCATCCTCGGGCTCTTGGCGGGGGTCTGACGATGGCGTTCGAGGTCGAGGCGCGTCTGGCCGGCCATGTGGGCACGATCCGCTGGGTCAATGGCCGGGTGGAGGGCGATCCTCTCCTGGTGGCGCACGTCCAGTCGCTCGCGATCTCGCTCGAGGGCCACTGGGTGGGAAGGCCGATGTGCCCGGGCTCGACTCACCATCACCTCGCCCACCCGTTCTCGGTCGTGGCGCTGTTCTATGAAGCTTTCGACCAGATTGACGCCTGGCGCGGGGACGTGCCCCAGGCGCCGCCCGTGCCGCCCGGGGCGATCGCGTGAGGCAGGGCCAGGGGGCGACGGTGACGGACCCGGCGTCAACGCGGCCGGTGGGGTCCCAGGTGCCCTCTGGACGCGCTGCGCCCAAGTGGGTGGGCCAACTGCTCGCGCTGGCGCTGCTGGGGGCCGCCACGTGGCTCCTCGGCTGGTACGCCCCGCGTGGCGTCGGGTTCGTCGTCGGCTGGCTCGCGCGGCAGGTGGTCCGGGGCTGGTGGGCGGGGTGGGCGGGATGATCGACGAGCTGCTGCCCGCGGACGTCCGTCGTCGGGTGCTCCGCCTGATCCGGACTGGGCAGCTGTCGAGCCTGACGCTCAACTTCGCGCCCGGGGGGGGCCTTGGCGCCGTGGAGGTGCGGCACTCGTTCCGCTTTCCGCCGAAGCCCGCGCCCGGGGTCGGCCGACGGACGACGCGAAAACCAGTTGACACCGAGGCGCGGCGTGCGGTAGCGTCTCCGTAAGACTCGCAGGGCAACCGCTACAAGGCGCGCCCGGCGGTCGGCATGGAACGGCAGAGGCCTTTCCCCCCGACCGCCGGGCGTTTTGCGTTTCCGGGGGGCGAATGGGCGACGCGACGACCTGGCAGGGGGCGCTCGAGGGGCGCGTGGTGCTGAAGCGCGACGCCCCCGAGCGCTACACGCTGGGCGTCGTGTACGAGCCCGACGTCGTCGACACGCAAGGCGAGTACGCCGATGCCGCGACGATCCAGCGGGCCGCGTGGGACTTCTTGCGCGGCCTCCAAGTCGAGAAGGCCGGCGTCGGCGCGGGCCTCGGCGACATGCACGAGCGGTGGGACGCGAGTTTCGGCGACATCGTGGAATCCTGGCTCGCGCCCACGGACTTGGTGATCGGCGGCCAGCTCGTAAAGCGCGGCGCCTGGCTGGTGGGCGTGCAGTGGTCCCCGGCCTACTTCGCGAAGATCCAAGCCGGCGAGCGGACGGGCCTGAGCATGGGCGGCCGCGCCGAGCGGATCCCGGTGGCGGCATGAGCGAGCCGAGCGCAAGTGACGTCCACGTGCCGGCGACGACGGCGCCCGGCTGGGGCCAAGGCCCGAAGCCGAAGGCGCGCCTGGTGAACCTCGACGTGCGGGAAGTCAGTTCCGTCGACCATCCCGCGAACAAGCGGACGTGGCTGGTGGTGAAGCAGGCCGCGCCGGCCGGCGCGTGGAGGGCGGACGTGGGCGAGCCAACGAAGAAAGCCGACGTGGTGACGACGGTGATCGCGGGGATGCGGGCGCTGGCGGGGCATCTCGGCCTCGCGCCCGAGGTGGCCAAGCAGGTCGAGGCCGAGCTGAGCGCGCCGAGTTTCCAGGCGTCCCTGATGGCCGCGACGCTGGACGATCTGCGCGAGGATCTGGGGGACGCGGTCTGCGCCCTCATGCAGACGATCCTGGCCTGCTGCGCGGCGGGCGGTGACGTGCGCGCGGCCGTGACCCAGGCGGTGACGGACTTCGCCACGTACGTCGACACGGAGATCGCGGACTGGGTGCCGGGGACGACCATGAAGATCGGCCGGAAGATCTCCGCCGATCGCCTGACGCGCATGACGACCGTGCGCGACATGCTCACGAAGATGATCGAGGAGGGGATGGGACCTATGGCCGACATGAAGACCGAGCCGGACAAGACCACGAAGATCGCCGACCCGCCACCGGCCGCCGAGCCGACTGGCACCCTCGACGAGGTGCTGAAGGCACGGTTCGCCGCGATGGAGGTTGCCGTGGCGAAGGCCGACGCTCGGGCCGCCGCGGCCGAGGCCTTCGCGCAGGCGCAGGCCGCCGAGGTGCAGAAGCGCGACGCGGTGCAGAAGGCCGCGAGCTTCCGGCATCTGCCGATCAACCCCGACGACGACGCGGCGGTGATCGGGTCCCTGCTGAAGGCGCAGCGCGGCGAGCCGCTGACCCCTGAGGAGCTGATGGCGGTGGGCAAGCGTACGTTCGAACTGTTCAGTGCGGCGGACGCCCTCGTGGCGCAGGGCGGGGCGCCGGCGCTCTACCACCCGATCGGCAGCGCGGCCGGGGGCGACGCCGGCGCGGGCGATGCCTGGTCACGGCTGCAGACACTGGCCCAGACCGCCGTCACCAAGGCCGCCGGCACGCTGACCGAGGCGAAGGCCCTCAGCGGGGTACTGAAGACGGCCGAGGGCCAGGCGCTCTACGCGGAGTACCTGCGGCAGCATCCGCAGCAGATCAGCTAACCGTCCGGCGCGCCCGGTCCGTCGGGCGGCACACAAGGAGCCTTACGATGGCGTACGAAGTCCCGGGATTCAAGATCGGGATGCTGGTCTCCAGCGAGGACCTGTCGGCGAAGCAGTATCGCTTCGTCAACCTGAAGAACGACGGCACGGTCATCATGCCGGCCGCTGGCGGCGAGGCGTGCCTGGGCGTGCTGCAGAACAAGCCGGCGAGCGGCCAGGTCTGCGAGATCATGCGCGACGGCATCAGCAAGGTCGAGTCCGATGGCTCGATCACCGCCGGGGACCTGGTGGCCGCCGCGATCACCACGGGCAAGGCGAAGAAGGCCGTGGCGACGAACCACATCATGGGCCAGGCCCTGACCGGGAGCGCGGTGGACACGGCCGTGATCAGCGTGCTCCTCGGCGGGGTCGGCGACATCGCGGTCTAGGCAACGAGGCGACCCCTCACGCGCGCCGGTCAGCTGGGCGGCCGGGCGGCGCGCGCGAGGGGCGGAGGAATCGAGGACCCGGATGGCCACCGACCCCACGCGGACCAGGATAGCGCGCCGGGGCGGGCCACGACAAGAGGAGGCCCCCAATGGCTCAGCCCACCCCGAGTGATGTCCACGTCAACGTCCCGCTGACGAACATCTCGATCGCCTTCCTGCAGGACCAGCGGCAGTTCATCGCCGATCAGGTGTTCCCGAACATCCCGGTCCAGCAGCAGGCGAACCGCTACTACACGTACGACAAGAACGAGTGGTGGCGGAGCCAGGCGGAAGAGCGCGCGCCGGCCACCGAGTCGGCGGGCAGCGGCTTCAAGGTCGACAACACGCCGACCTACTTCTGCCGCACCTACGCGATCCACAAAGACATCGACGACCAGCTCCGCGCGAACGCGGACCCGGTGCTCGACCTGGACCGCGATGGGACGGAGTTCGTCTCGTTCCAGCTCCTGCTCAAGCGGGAGAAGCTCTGGGTGACGAAGTACTTCGGCTCCGGCATCTGGACCGGCGATCAGACCGGCGTGGCCGGCGCGCCCGGCGCGAACCAGTTCACGCAGTGGTCGGACTACGGCGCCTCGACCCCGATCGAGGACGTCCGCGCGCAGCGGCGGCTGATCCAGCTCCGCACGGGGCGGCTGCCGAACGTCCTGGTGCTCGGGCCGACGGTGTACGACAAGCTGGTCGACCACCCCGACATCATCGACCGCTACAAGTACACCCAGCGCGGCATCCTGACGCCCGAGCTCCTGGCCGGCGTGTTCGACGTCGATCGGGTGCTGATCCCGGGCGGCGTGGAGAACACGGCGGCGGAGAATCTCTCCGCCACGCTCAGCTTCCTCTACGGGAAGTCGGCGCTGCTCGCCTACGCGGCGCCGTCGCCGAGCCTGCTGCAGCCGAGCGCGGGCTACACGTTCTCGTGGACGGGCTACCTCGGCGCCGGGCCGGGGGGCAACCGGATCATGCGGTTCCGCATGCAGCCGCTGCGGAGCGACAGGATTGAGGGTGAAATGTCGTTTGACCTCAAGGTGGTCGCAGTCGACTGCGCCGTCTTCTTCGGGACGGCGGTGGCCTGATGCGCGAGGCCATCGCGCTGCCGGAGGAGATCACGACGCTGGCTTATGCCGCCGGCTTGTTCGACGGCGAGGGCAGTGTGGCGATCACCTACTCCAAACGCACGGGCAGCGAGCAGCGCTACCACCGGCTGCAAATCAGCGTCACCAACACCGACCCGCGCGTACTGGTGTGGCTCCGAGATCGCTTCGGAGGCTGCATCACGAACGTGCGACTGGGCGCGAATACTCGCCAGCGTCCGTCCGCGCGCTGGCAAACGAGCCTGAGGCGCGCCGAGGCGTTTCTCCGCGCGGTGCGTCCCTATCTCGTCATCAAGGGGGAGCAGGCGGACGTCGCCGTAGCGTTGCGGGCCACGATCCGTCCTCACGCTGGGAACGTCTTCGGGCGTCACGGCGTGGCCAAGGACGGCGTGACTGACGACTTGCGGGCGCGGCGTGAATCGCTGCGACAGGCGTTGCATGTCCTGAATCGCCGCGGCGTGTCGGCCGTGAGCTAGGGCGCGACCGGGCGCCGGGAGGCGATGACCATGGAGCACGAAGTCCTACGACCCGTGCAGCTCGACGGGGCGATGCGCGCGCGCGGCGATCGGGTGGACACCCGCGCGTGGCCGCCGCATCGCGTGGCGGTCCTGGTGGCGCGCCGCTACTTGCGGCCGCTCGCCGTGGCCGAGGTGCTGGAGGCGGCCGCGCCGATGACGGCCGCGGCGGGGCGAGGGGCGAAGCGGTGAACACCGTCGACCGCGGCAAGGCCAAGATCGGCTCGCTGGTGGTGCGAGACACCCTCAAGGTGGCGGGCGTGCCGATCACGATTTCTGGCGGCACGATCGCGCCCTCGGGCGGGGCCG